AACCATCAGCAAAATCTACAAGTCTAACATCAATAGGAGTTTCTCTTTGTATTCTGATTGTAGCACCATTAGCTGGAGCTGAAGTAAATATAAGAGTTGATGTACTTATAGTAAATGCGGAAGTTAGAGTTCCGTTTATATATGCTTTAACGTGAGAGCTATCTATGTAAGAAAACGGAATAGCATAAGACGTAGTGCTTCCGTTACCTGTGTAGGTAACCTGTGCAAAATATGTTGGCATTATTTATTGTTGGTAAAAATTAATTAATGGTTGAAGACGTTCTGCGTCTCTACTTCCTCTTATTACGTTTTGATTAATTCTTTGTTTTTTAGTATCCGTAAAAAGATTTCTGTCTGGGTTATCTATATATTTATAATTAGCTTTTTCAGCTTCAAACAATGCTTCAGCTCTAATTTTATAAACATTATAAATCTGATTTATTCTTTGATGTTTAGTTCCATCATCAGCAATACCTTGTGCTAATTTAATTGGGTCAGTTCTATTCTTGTAACCTTCGCTTTGAATTTCATCAGCTAATTTATCTTTTAAAGTCATACCTTCAATTTTAGTAGAATTTAAAAGTTGATTAATTCTGTCGTAAGCAGACAATTTTCCAAATTGATATTCTGTATAATCCACTCCATCTTGAAATTTCTTTAAAACTTCAGGAGCTTTGCCTAATCTTAAAATTTCTTTTGCAACTGGGTCGTCAGTTTTAGTTCCTACTGGAACAGGGTTTAAGAAATTATTATAAAATCTTGTAATTGCATTTTCATCACCTGCTGTATGAGCTTCACCCATAAAATTATATTTAGGTGATGGTGGTGTACCTAATCCCAATCTTTTACCTATAACTTCATCAATAATTCCTTGAGCATCTCTTAAGTAGGGGTCATTAACAATTTTAGTTACAAGGTTAGGAACTAAACTTCCAACTTTGTTATTAAAATATTTTTGTAATCTATTTCCATCTTTATCATTCACAGCTTCAACAATGTCGTGAATAGCTTGAAAATATGTTTTATTTAAAATGTTATCTTTTAAAGCACCATAAGCAGAAGCAACACGAATACCTGCCATATCTGCCATAGAAATTGGATTATTTTCCATTTGACCTGCTAAGAATAATTGCATGTCAGCACCAATTCTTTCTATTTCTGCTTGGGTAAATCTTTGTTTATTAGTTGAGTAATCAGCTATAATTCCAAAGAAAGCTCCATAGGGGTCTAATCTTCCAAAAGGTATTTGTACGTTACCTATGTTAAATGAATAAGGTTTAAAATTAGTTTCTGATTTTTTTAATCTTAATAATTCTGCATCATCAAATTTATCTAATGCTTTTCCATCACCTTGACCTGAAATTAATCCTGCATTTTGATTAGTAGCACTACTTAACATTCCAAGTTCACTTAACAATGTTGCAGATGTTAAAAGTATTCCGCCCATTGCTGTTTGTCCTCTAACTTTAGCAATCATTCTAGGGTCGCCTGATTTACCTAATAAATGGTCAAGATTATAAGTTACTCCACCAACAGTTCTATCAGCTATTGCTTTAGCTAATTGGAATGGTGTTCTTACAAATGGAAAGAATTGTTTTAAAACTGGATATGTTTGAATTGCATCTTGAAACTTTTTACTAAAACCCGTTAGTTCATTAGTAAAAGTATTTTCTTGTGCATATTTTAATGCTTCAAGATTAGTTCCTCTTAATCCTTTTTCATCAAAACCTTGTCTGATGTATTCAGCTATAAATTCTTCTAAATCTTTTCCTTTATATCCTTTTGCTTCTCCAGCTTGAACTGCAAGAGAACTTAATTTAGCTCTATAGTTAATCTGTTTAAAAAATTCGTCAGTAGCATTTAAAATTCTTGTAGGAGTTCTAATTATTTTTCCTGCTAAACCTGTTCCTGTAAAAGTTCTAGTCGTATCTGCTTTTGATGAGCTTTCTAATATAAGTTCTCCATTCTTAAGAGCAGAACCCATATACTTAGTAGCTTCTTGTAAATAAGTTCCTAATCCTGCTAATGTAGATTTAGCTTCTCTTAATTGACCTTCATACACAGCTTTTTTAGTTAAATTTTCACCATCTAAATAAATAGAAAGTTTAGCACCTAAAGCATCTTCAATAGGTCTTGCGATTGCTGTTATTGCGTTTGATACTGCGTTAATAGCAAATGTTTTAGGATTAGATAATAAAGCATTAACCCAAACTTCATTTGTAATATCCCAAATCCTATTAGAAAATACAAAGTTAAGTATTCTTCTAGATACATCAGGTCTATCTAATGCAGATAATTTATCTAATAATTTTGCCTTTGCTTCAGGGTCTTTAGAACTAAAATTTTGAAATTCTCCTATAGCCCTTCTAAAGTTTTCTTCTAAAATATTTGATTTAAGAAATTCTTCTTTAGTTTTTCCAAATGTATTTAAACCACCACCAAATTCAGAAGCAATTATTTTACGATTGTTCTGCATTGCGGCAATTAAATCTATTAATGTATCAACTTCTTTTTGTGGTCTTAACCCCATTTTAGATTGGCGAACCATTGGAGCTAACATATTCACTAAAGAATTTAATGTTACTTCGTGTTGATAAATTAATGGTGCTACTTCTTTTTCTTTAAATACTTTTGTTAAATCAGAAAAATCTTGAAATACTTTATTTATATCTCCACCATATTCTAATATGGCTTTTCTTTTAATTACTTCGTCACTAAATTTCTTTTCAACTTGAGTATAACTATTTTTAACTGCATCTATAATTGATACAGTTGTTTTTATAAAATCAGATGTAGTTAAACTTTTATCAATCGTATCTAAATTAATCCAAGCTCTAGGAATACTAAATGCTTCCTCAGCAGACATCTCACCTGCTTTCCACTTTTCATAATTTACTAATAAATCTTCTTGGGCTATTTTATTTAGTAAAACTACTTTTTCTTCTTTTGATATTTTTTTTGGTGTTGGTTTTAAACCATCAACGTCTTCCAAAGCATCATTAACAATCTTCATTTTCTCACCGATTGTTTTTGCTTCGTCTAGTTTGTCTTTAACACTAATAATAGCTTCTTGTGCTTTAGCTATAACTTGTTGGTCTGCTTTAAAATCAGCATCATCTAAAGATTTAGAAACAATGTTCTTACTGGATTTAGCAACTTTAAAAATAACTTCTGCTAATAAACCAAGACCCATTCCTTCTAATGAGTTCTTTAATCTTCCTTCATACCAAGTATCTTCTTTGTTTGTTTGTAGGTATGATAAATATGTATTTCCAAAATCAGGTGCATAATGAGTTACAACATCAGCAAATCTTCCTGAGTTTTCATCAAATGCAATAAAATCAGCAATAGCTCCTTGTGTAGTTGCTTGAGATATTTTTTGAGCTGTTGTTACAGGTGCTACTGCACCAAATTTATTTAAAATTCTTCCACCTGTTGCGTAACCTAGTAAAAATTGAACACCGCTTTCAACAAAGCTACCAGTTAAACTTGTTGTATGGTCGTCATTTTCTGGGTGTGCTGGGTCATAAAAGAAGCCCTTTATTCCGCCATTGTAAAAATCTCTTTTATCTACTTCACCAAATATAGGGTCTTTTAAACCTCTTTCTTTGGCAGTTTGCTTTGAAACTAGTTCTACTAGCCCATTTTCAGCTTTATCACCTAATGCTAGACCATAAAAAGTAGTGGCTTCTCCTAAAGTGTCACCTAAATCCTCAATCAGTCTTCCTGTTGAATTTATAAACTTTCTTGTACCTTCATAAGGTGCAACTACAACATTATCCCAAATCCAGTTATTTTCTTTACCTTGAGGAACTCCATTATCAGATTGTGTGGATTGAGATGTTTCAATTCCTTGTTGTTGTTCTCTAGCATTAAAAGTATTTAATAAGTCTTTTTCATCTTGTGAACCAACAAAGTCTTCATCTACCTCAATGTATTTACCATTGGGAAGCTCATATCGTTGTGCCATATATTATTTTTTATTAAAGTTTGGGTCAAAAGCATCTCTAACTAATCCTGATATAGGATTTTTCATAACTTCTAGTGCTTTACGTTCTCTATCTTTTTCTTCAGCTTTTTTAGCTTTTTCAGGACTAGAATAATATTTCTTCTTTTCTAATTGTTTTTGATTATAAAGTTTCTGAAATTCATCATCTTTAAGATTTTTATTTTGCTCTTTTAATTTTTGTTTATTAGCTTCTTCAATTTGTTTTTGTCTTTGAATAGCAATATCAGCATTTTCAACTAAATTCTTACCTTCACCATATCTAAAGCTATTATCAAATTTACCAAATAAACTAGAATATCTTTCAGTAGATTTTAAATCTTTAACAACTTTATTATAATATGCTTCTAAAGCATCATCTAAACTAGATTGATTTTTGTAAGACAAAGCATTGTCTTTATACCAAGCTCGTAATTTTCTTGTTATTATTGTTTTAAATTCAGTTGCTTCAACCGCACCATCACCGCCTTTTTCATTAGAAATAATTTTATCTATTCTTTGTAAATCTAATCTTATGTATGTATTTTGTAGTGCTTCATCATACTTACCTGATTGTGCATCAGCGATATATTCAGATAAATATTTATTTTTTGTTTCAGCTCTTAAATTTCCATCTCTAAATTGTTGTCTTGTGTATTCTGCAACATCAGTATCTCCAGCTAATATTTTTCTGTCAATTTCTCTTAAAACAGCAGGATTATCACTATTACCTCTATCAAATTGTAAATCTTTTAAGAAATCTGATGCACCTTGTTTTTGAGAACCTGTTCTACCTTTCTCATTTGACCAAACAGTAATATCAAAATTAGGGTCTTCTTTTACTTTTTGAGCTAAAAAATTATAAGTTTCTAATGTTTCTCTTTCTCTTAAACCTTTAGATAACTGATTGAATTTACTTGTTCTTTCGGCAGATTTTTCAATTAAAACATCTAATGTTTCTTGTTTTAATCTTTTAATTCTACCAATATTTTCAATACTGTCTGTACCACCTATTATTTTACTTGGTAATTCTGAAATTACTCTTTTTGCTAATTCAATATCATCAGTGGTTGTTGCCCACTTTTGTAAACCTTTAAATACTGTATCAATAGTTTCTCTACCATTGCCATTAACATCAATAAGTTCTTTAACCAAAGCATTAATACTATCTCCCATTAAATTGTATTTATCGTAACCATTTTGAGTTCCAGCTAAAGCATCATTATCAATATTTTTAAATTGATTAATTATTGTGCCAATTCTATCAGAAACTTTTTCTTCAAATTTTTCTTTAAATAATTTTAATTGTGCTTGTCTATGATTGTTTTCTAATTGATTTCTATAAGCAGAAGTTTCTTTAAAAAATCCTTTTTCTAAATCTAGGGGATTAAAATATCCTAATTGTTTAGTTTTTATAAAATTACCCAATTCATTTTTATAAAATTGCTCAAAAGAACCAGCTCTAATATCATTAACTACGTCTTGACTTCTATATGCTTCTCCTAATTTATCAGAAAATTCAGAAGCATAAGAATTTAAAGTTAGTTCTTTATATTTTTCTAAATAATAAGGATTTGCAGTTGCATCAATTTTTCCTTGAGTAATTGCATCTTTAAAATCTAATTTATTTTGTAAGTAATCTTGATTGGCTTGAGAAACATTTAACTTTTTTTCTTCTCCTTCTGCTAATAAAACAGCTTTAGTTCCGCCATTGTTTACAAAATTATCTAATGCTGAAGTAAATTCTTTAAGACCAGCAACCTCAGGTTCTTTTTGTGGTGTGTAAAATAAATTAAAATCTCTAGAAACGACCTGTGGTAACTCAGGAGTTAAGTTTAATCCTACAGGACTTCTTTCAGATTTTTTTGGCATTAGCTAAGGTCTATATTATTAAAGTGATTTCTTTTTTGTGAGTTGGTTAATAAACCAGCTTTTTCTTTATTGTATTCTAAAGTGTAATAAGTGTTTGCTACGTTAAGAGCTTGAGTAGCAAAGTTTAATTCTGGGTTTGGTGGTGTAACATAAGTGCTTTGACTTTCTTGACCAAACTGAATTGCTTCTAAATTTCTTCTAAATTGACTTTCATTTATTTTTAAATTTTCTGTTAATGAACTTTTATAATTACCTTCTACTCTATAAAAATCTCTCATTAGTGCATCAGTAGAACCACTTAGCATTACTCCACCAGCATCACCTGCTTGTGCTGTATATGAAGCTAATGCAGACTTAGTTTTCTTACCTGCTTCAAAACCTTTTTGAGAAGATTGGTCAGCAATTTGTCTTATTTTTAAACTTTCTGCGGCATATCTTTGAATAGCATTTTGTTTTGCTAATTCATTTTGTCTAATTTGAGCTTGTTGCTGTGCTTTTTGTTGAGCATTGGTTGCTTGATATTGTATACCTGCTGAAGCAACGGACATAATCAGCAAAGCGGTTGTAGGTTCTACGCACATATTTTTATAATTTCATAAAAGGGTTGATTTAATACTCCGTAATTAACTTTTCTTAAGAACTTGAAACCACACCATCTTAACCATTTGATATGGAGTTCATTTCTACAATCTACAAAGTTCCAAAGTATTTTGTATTTCTTAGCTAAAAAATTAATTAGCTCTTTGTTTTGTTTTAAGAATGGTTTTTCAATTTCTTTTAAACCATCTGTTGCCATCAACCATATAGTTGATAACGAATTATTTATTTGATTAATTCCAAATATAGACACTGGTATATTTTTAGAATTAACTATTGTGAAAGATACTGTTGAGCTTTTATAACTAAACAATAATCCTTCATAAGGTGTTAAACCTGTTGAACTTAAAATTTCTCTCTTGTCTTCAAATCTTAATCTTAAAGCTAAATATTCTATATCTTCAAGAACAGTTAAACGTATGTGATTAAATCCTTGTTGTTGGGCTAACATAATAACCATTCCAAGAAGCATTAATAAAATTAGAAGGTAAATGACTGTCGTTACTTATTGTAACAGTAAATTTGTCATTCTCTGATTGAACAGCAAATTCATAATCACCATCTTCTAAATTAACTGT